AATTTAGCATATTTATTTCTGATAACAATAAACGGATTAAAAGTGTATAAATACATAATTCATAATATAAACCAAGGAGGGAAAACAGTTGGGGGCTGTAGTTCAATCGATAAGAAAATACAGGGTGTTCGATGATATTTTAGCTTTTCTAAAGGAAAAAGACACAGATAGCTCAGCTGGAAACATTAAGGGGTATAACAAAAACAAGAAGAAAAAATCGAAATACGGATTGCACTCTAATACAGCAGTTAACTATTTAAGCGACATTAAGCAGTTTTTTTGGTTTTACTGTAAGACTGAAATTGAATTTTTAAAAGAAGAACATCTGTCTTTTAAAAGGTCAGATGTTTTGGCATTTAAACATTATCTTGAGCATAACAAAGGTGCAACTAACACAACTATCAATCGAAAGATCGCAGCACTTAAATCATTACATGGTGAACTGAAAAGGCTTTATCCTGACTATGTTGAAGATGATCCTTTTTATAACGTTAAAAGGAGCAAAGAAATAAGAAGGACAAGAGCCAATACTTCACAGATCCAAGCAGAAATGATTTGTGACAACATGTTCATTTATGAAAAACAGAAACCACTTCTGAAAAAATTATTTGGGTACTTCCTTTTGAGAAGTTCTTTTAGAATATCCGCGGCTCTTGACGTTAGATGGTGTGATATTGAAGTATCTAATGAGAACCCAGATTGGTTTAGAGTCACTGTCATTGATAAAGGGGCAAAGCTGTGCACTACAGGAATTCACAGAGTGTTTTATGACCAGTTGCTTGAATTAAGAAGTGATAACACAAAAGACACAGATAGGGTATTCGAGGGTCTTACTGAAGATGCATTTAGAGCTTCTCTCAAACGCTCATTAAAAAGACTAGGCATTCCAGAAGAAAGCGGGATATCTCCTCACTCATTTAAAGGAGTAGGGATAACGGAAGTATTCGAAGCCACAGGAAATGATTATAGAGCAGCCATGAAACAAGGCAATCATAGTAATTTTGATACAACCTTGAGATACTTGAACAGCGAAACAGATATTTCCCAAACAGCCGGAATAATAATGGATGAAGAATTAGACATATCTATACTACAGCAAGTCACTAAAGAAGAATTCTTGGATTTTTTTGGGCAATGTGATAAACAAACATTAAGAAAGGCTTTACAGTTTTTCAGTCATTAACCCCTATAACCTTGATTAAAGTGAGGTGATCTGCTACATTTAACATAGTATTAGGTGAGGTGATATCATGGAATCTCCTGTGATTTTCGATATGGAAGCGGATAAAAAATTGATGGAAGAATTAATTAAGACTAAATTAAAAATACAACATGATAATAAATTAATGGTAGCATATAGACAAGCTATGATGAAGGATAAATTCCCTCCAGGGAAAGCGCAAGAACTTTTCAATAAGCTTAGCAGTCCAAGTGCAAGATTAACGACCGGCGAGAAATATTTTCTCGCGAAAAACTTACACAGGATCACAAAAGAGGAAAGGATTTCTCCTGAAAACTACTTCCCACCCAACGGGATCAAAGATATAGAACTTAACTGGGAAGGCTACAAAACGGACGACGTATCGTTCCCTTACACATTTACAGATGTTACAAAGGTTGCTTCAGACAATTATTTCTTCAAGGTGAAAGCAAGCGAATTATTTAAGCTTTATGAATCACAATTGCTTCGCTACAATCCAAAGGCTCAACGAACTGATAGGACAATTCATTTAAAAGAAGTAGATGATGAAATACCTGTTCCTGAGTTGGTTGAGTCTTCAGTTGAAGCCATAGCACAATTAACCGAAAAGAATGACTTGATAAAGTCAGTATTGACATTTAACGCACTATTAGGAAGCTCAGAAGAAGGAATCGAGCTTTTGTTCGATGAGGAAGAAAGAAAAATAACTGTTACCAAAGGTACTCGTTTAGATGTGATTGATGGTTGGCACAGACTAGCTGGTATAAGCAGAGCTTTTAGAAGGAACCCAAACATTAAAGATTTCTATTTGAAGGTTGATTTGTACAACTACACAATGAAAAAAGCCAGAAAACACTTCGGGCAACAAAATACCATTAATCCAGTGGCCAAATCGAAGATCGCGGAAATGAGTGAGAATGATTATCTTTCTGTTATCATTAACTTTATTAAAGACAACAGTGACATTGGAGAATTAATTAAAGTGAATGAGGACAGTATACGCAAGGGAGAGCCTTATATCACTACTTTTGAAAGATGTCTCAAAGGGCTAAAAAGGGCTTTAAATACATTTGATTATACAGTTGAAAGTTTAGCCGAAGCTAGAAAGCTTGGCATGTACTTGACGGAAGTGTTTAATACTGTTTTTAATTCTTATATAGATGATTTTACAAACCATTCCTTTGGGGAAAGTAAAAGTGCTATAACAACTTCACCAGTTATTTTAGGAGTTTTAGCATTGGGAGTTAAAATGAAGTTAGAATCAAAATCTGCAGATAGTGTAGAGGATGTACTATCTAGCTTAGATTTTTCCCTAGATAATAAACTGTGGCGAGAGCTTAAATTAGTAAGCGAGGATACAAAACTAAATAATAATGCGATTAAAGACACATTCGAATTTTTTAGTCGGTTGACAACAGAGGTGTAAATAATGGAACTGTATAATGATTCGGTAAAGAAAAAGTTTATAGAACAAGTCAAAAAGGAAGAGCAGCCCCAGTTATTATCAATATTCCGAAAAGGTGCAGAACTTGAAGAATATTTGAAAAAAGACATTTATGATTTTAATTCTAAAGAGATTCTTGAGTTCCTAACTCTGTTGAATAGATCCACGCTTTCTTCTATAATGAGCTGCTGGTCTCACATCACAAGGTATATTGATTGGGCAATTTATCAGAATATCACTAAAGGTACTACAAATTTGTCTAGAGACTTAACTATTGATGATGTTAAGAACTGCGTTGATGAAGGGAAGAAGCTCTATATTACTTTAAATGAGCTCAAAGAAATTTTAGATACCTTAGTGAATCCCAGAGACAGAGCCATGTTAATTCTGCTATTTGAAGGGGTTCAAGGTTTCAAATGCAGTGAAATATTAAATCTTGAAAAATCAGATATTGAAAAAGCCTTACAGAATAACAACATTTTAACCGTAACTGATGATAAGCATGGGCAGAGAGATATCAAAGTGAGTGATGAATGTCTTAAAATTTGTCTTAAAGCTGCAAATGAACCAGTGTATCAAAAGAAAAATGGATATTCTGAAGCGTTTAATAAAGAAACAATATTAGCTGATAATAATTTTGTAATTAGAAACCGAAGAACCAATTCAGATAAAGATCAAGAAAGATCTTCGTTTTTTGTCATAATTAACACGATGAGATATATTTTCTCACCAGAGTTTTTTGATTATCCATATGTTAACCCAACAAGAATAAATAGGTCTGGTGTTTTATATGAAGGATTTAAAGTGTATAAAGAAAAAGGGAAATTAGAAACAGAAGATTATATTAATATAATTCAAAAGAGAAGCGAAAGATATGAAGACATTCATAAAAAGGTTTACAAGGTTAATGAATATATGAATGAAGATGAGATTAAAAAATATTATGCGAAAGAGCTTGGAATTGAGGGTACTATTAGAATGCGTTAAAGCAGCGTCCGGAATCGGGCGCTTTTTTACTGAAATAAAAATCTTCATTTTTAATAAAATAAACACAAAAATTATCGGAAAAATCGGATTATACGTGTTTGTTCGACATGATAAGACAAAACTAGCTATTCTCATGAAAAATAATATGTAGTAATATGGGCATATGTTAATGGAAGTCAATCAAAACGAATGAGTCTAAAGTCCTTTTTGTGAGTGAACTATTATTGAACAACCTCTGACTAGGGATATCTAGAGCATAAAAATATCTCTGGATATGCTTAGAAAAAAGAGGTATAATAAAATCACGAACAAAAACAGAACAAATGTTCTTATTTAAATTCATTATAGGATAATAGGGGAAATGAGAATGACAACACAAAAGTATTTAAACAATTGTTCTTTGCAAATTGACACTATCATCGAAAATGCAGCGAGTTCAACAGAGTATTCAAGAAATAAAGCGGAGTTAATTCTTGAGAAACTTATGGAGGCATATAAGGTTGTTTTTGTGAAAGTCGACGGAGAAACTGAGGAGTTTGAGATCTGCAACTTGGAATATGAAGTTGAGAATACTGAAGAAGATGAATGTGGCCAACCACTGGCCTTAGCTATGGCTAAATAAAAGGGAAAAAAGTATGGATATCTCAATAAATGTTGCTCTAGAGAGCGTAGACATCAAATTAAAAAGCAAAAGTCTTTCATCAAATCAGTTCTCGGCCGTTATGATTCTAAGTGATACAAGTAACAACAATTTAAAATTAATTATGCCAATTGAGGATATTGTGGAATTGAGGGATGAAATCAATGAGTTTCTATTTAAAGTGAGATGATGCCACCGGGGTCTCAGTCAATAGGGTTAAAAAGTAATCAAATTTTATTACTTTTTGAAAATCCCTATTGACTAAACTTTTCTTGGGTTATACAATTTAAATACAAATTAAAAGGAGTGGTTGAATTAGAACTTGTTTTTAAAAAAATGGGTAAGATACTTGATTCACACACAAGAGCCTCAAAAAATTTGAAACAGAGTGATTACAGAAGGGTCATTGGTGATTTGCACTTTGTTATTGAGAATGCACAAGAGATTGTATACATATTAAATGAATTGATTAGAGAAAAGGAAGAGGGGCAACAACATGATCGCTGCATATTCAACAAGAATTGAAATTAAAGACTACAGTAAAGTAGGCTTAGTAAAGAGAATAAGAGAAAAGGAGGCAGCTGGATGGGAATGTATCCAACCTATCTCAAAAAGATGTAAAGAGGCAGTTATTGCCAACTGTGTCGATAGTGGGCTAAAGTACAAACGAACGTATGTTAGTCGTTTTGAGCATTATGTTGTTATGAAAAAGACCTAATAAGCAAATTAAAAGTAAATAAAAGATTAATTTTATACAAATTAAAAGAGGGAATACATATAACTTCAATTACATTGTCAACAATGCAGCAACAAGCCGTGGAAAGTATTGAAGATTGGTTTAAAGGGGAGGGTAAAGCACCCTACTTCTTAGCAGGGTATGCTGGGACAGGGAAAACCACACATGTTAATTACGTAATTGATAAGTTGAAGATCAAGCTTTCTGAAGTAGCATTTGCATGTTATACGGGAAAAGCGGCACTGGTAGTAACACAGAAAGCTCAAGGAAAGTATAAAGCAAGCACGATACACAGTTTGATTTACGACACCTACGTGGATAAAAAAACTGGAGATCTAACTGTAAAGAAAAAATCAAAAGATATGCTGTCACACCTTAAATTAATTGTAGTTGATGAGGCCTCAATGGTAGACGGGCAGATTATGAGTGATCTGAGGTCTTTTGGAGTAAAAATTCTTTTTATTGGAGATACAGGGCAATTGCCGCCAGTCTCACAAAACAAAAATGAGGAATTTCTTCAGATGTTCAATAACCCTGATTTCACATTGACAGAAATTCACCGACAAGCTGCAGAAAATCCAATCATATACCTGTCAATGCTTGCGCGAACTAAACAAAAAATTGAACCTGGCACGTATGGGAAAAATGGCGAAGCGGTAGTGATTACTCATTCGACCTGGGAAACAATGAAAGAGCATTTTTACGAGAAAGCAGATCAGATTATTTGTGGTTATAACAGGACAAGAAAGCATTTGAATTCTGAGATAAGAAAGTTCTTAGGATATGAAAGTGACTTTCCTCTTGAAGGCGATAAGATGATCTGTTTAAAGAATGACTGGAATAAAAATCTTGATGATATAAGTCTGGTTAATGGTATGACTGGATATGTAAGCAAAGTTTATCAAGAAGATGCTGTTAGTGAAAAGCTTAAATACGATTCGACCGTTATTGATTTTCAACCAGATTTTACTGGCGATTATTTCGAAAAACTTGTTATTCCAAATGACTCGTTAACGATGATGCATTTAAGCTGCAGCCGCATGAACATAAAATTTATAACTCTTTTGATTATGGTTATGTAATCACTTGCCACAAATCACAAGGATCGCAATGGGAAAAGGTTGTAGTCATTGATGAAGTTCTAGATAGGAACATGCACCACAGATGGCTCTATACCGCAATAACACGTAGCACAGAAAAGTTAGTGTTGGTTGTGTAACTTTTAAATAAAATTGAAGTTTTAAACAAATTAAAAGGAGTAGTTTTTGTGGGGATTGATATTAAATTATACTCTAATTTCGATTTGTGGAAAATGGCGGAACAACAGAAGGTTGTAAGTGGTGATGTGTTTGAAGATCAAGAAGGTAATCAAATTATTTACACTGGAACGTCTTTTCAAGTGTATTTTACCGATGCTGACACAGATAAGCAGTATGTGGGGTTATGCGTAAAGGATAGGTGGAAATTCCAAGGTAATGAGAGTGATTGAGATTTAACGGAAAGGAGTAGCTTTGATGGTTGATTTTAAAAAACTCAGACATCCTGAATGGAAAAGGCAATGGGCAGAAGAACGAAAAGAAAGCGAGCGAATCTATAAAGAAAAAGAAGCATTAAGAGAGAGGACTGCATGTTTTACTGGTCACAGACCGGACAAGCTTGGAGGGTTTGATATGAAAAACCCTACAATGCTGAAATTGAAAGATAAGCTGCTTGAAGTCATTGAAGAACTGATTACACGAGAAAATAAAAGTCGATTCATTTCAGGAGGAGCACTCGGAACTGACATAGCTGCATTTTGGTGTGTACATATGCTGAAGAAGAAGTATCCCGTTATTGAAAATATTGTCGCGATTCCATTCAAGAATCAAGATAAGGTTTGGTCAGATGAACAGAAGTATTGGTATCAGAGAATGCTTGAGTTGGCGGATGAAATCGTGAACGTTGAGGAAGTCGATAAGTATAAAACTGATGACGATAATCCAGGTGAATTTTCAGTCGTTAAAATGCAGAAACGTAATGAGTATATGGTTGATCATAGTCAAGCAATAGTGGCCGTCTATGATGGGGGTAAAGGTGGTACAGCGAACTGCTTGAATTATGCAAGGAGATGCTATTTAGGACATCAAATATGGAGGTTGTATCCTAAATATGACTTTGAGTTAGAGATTTCATATGCGCATTAAAAGGAAGGGGAAACTGTAAATGAGAATCCTTCAGAAGTGCTTTTATGAAGAGGCGGTTTATGTGTATTCTGATGAATTTGAAGCGAATAAACATTTCATTGAAACGTTGGAGCCAAAAGGTTGGGAAATTGGTGCTTGCTGGGTAGGAACTGAAGCTGGCCGATTAAAACAGTTTTATCGGTATAAAAAGAAAACGAAATAAAAGTATGGAGTGTTTAATATGAAAGAATCCTTTAAAAAAGAGATTCAAGATTTCTGGTTTATCACAAAGAATTTCCTTGTAGTCTCCGGTGCTTTATTTTGGCTTTTTATAATCTTTCTTTGTGTTTGGAGAGGGAAGAGTCATTAAAAAAGTTAAGGTTCAGGCTTCTTGTGGCTTTTATGCAGGTGAACCAAAGTGGAGATCATTTGCGAATGACTGGTGTTTCGTACTAGATGAATGTTGCTGGAAGGGAACAGTTGAAATAGATGAAGAAAATTGGAGTGACGGAGCTGGTTCTATGACCTGTCCTCAATGTGGTTCATTACTAACTCAAGATATGGATCACTTTGAATTGCTTTAAAAGGATTATTTTATCCAAAGAGGGGATGAAAGTATCGGTTACATCAAATACATATTCGAAACAGCCTGGTTCAACTTAGTAAGGTTTAAATGGCATTTGAAAGCAGATATCAAAGTATTTGAGAATTGCAGCTGGAAAGACTATATAGAATTTAAGAGGAGGTGACAGTGATGAATTACAATCTGAGCAATGAGAAGCTTAAAGAGATTTTTGATTTTTATTTTGATTCACATGGCCAACAGGTAGAGGAAGTTCTTTTCCATGAAAACCGTGTTCTTATAAGAACTAAATCAAAAATTAAGAAACAAATTGATATTCCTGAGTTCATACATAAAAGGCCACACAGATCGAAATTTGCTATTGGATAAAACTCGAAAATAAGCAAATTAAATAGATGAATTTGAGATTTGCAACTACGTTTGATCACGATTTGTCAGTATGTTTAGTAAACAAATACAAAGGATACCATTTAATCTTTCCTTGATATGCAGAAAGAATGCGTGGGGTTAATTTCATGCCAGAGGAAGAATGGTCTTAGCTAATTAAACAAAATACTATTTTGGGGAAGTGGGTGAACTTTTGAAACTAACAAAAGATAAAATTATTTTGACGGAAAAAGCAAAAGAAATTTTTGGCGATGTCGTGGAGTCTGCATATATAAATAAGCCCTCTTATGAGTCCACTCGTTCATTTGAAGAGCTTTATAATGCATTGAAAAAAATGAAGAAAGGCAAAAAGGTGAGTTGTCACCTGAGGAGTGGTTTCCTGTCAATGTGAAACTGATTAATGGAAAATCCTTTGAAATTTGGTCTTCTGATCGAGGGGGAGGTGTTTCTTCTATCATAGAAGAAGAGGTGACACAGTAAGGAATACGCCGGAGCCGGGAAAGGGAAGAAATGGACAAATTAAGCGAAATCAAAGAACGATTTAATGAAGATGAAATCGATCGCGATGATATGGAATGGCTTATCGAACAGGTTGAAAAGGCTGTACAATACAAGATCGCTTTGAAAAACATAAGTGTTATTTTAGAAGGGTAAAACGTTACTGAATTGATTGAAAGAATAGCATATGAACTTGGATACTCTGGAATTTATGATAAGGAATAAAATAGACAATCGAGAGAAGGGAGGACGAATAAATGCCGAAAACTAACGAAAAGATCCACGTATTGGCTGACGAATCACTTGGTGGAATCAAACGCGAGTATGTAGAGGTCGACAGAAAGGCAAAACTGGGCGAGAAGATCGTAATTGTCGATGCTGACCAAGGCTATGGAGTTCATTATTCAAATGGTGATGTATTTACGGTCGAGTTCTACGCGAGTTATGGTAGTGACGTAGCAACAGAATGCGGTCACCTTGTTGGTAATTATGAATACCGCACACTCGAACCGACCAACATCGTCCACATTGACGGAGAGCGCTACGAAATGGTCGATCGCAAAGCGGAAGTAGGCGAGAAGGTTATTCATATGAACGAAGGCAAATCGGAAGGAAGGGTAACGGAGGTCGTTGATGTGGGCGTTGGCATGATCGACGTAATCGAATACGAAGATCCAGACGGAGATATTACATGCGGACTTTCACACGGATTCTATCGTGTCCTTGTTCAATTGCCTAAAGAAAATGAATTTCAAGAATTCAAAGATAAGAAAAGGGGATACAAAGAAGTAAAAAACTTTATACATAATGAATTAGGTATAACAAAAGATGACATTCAAGAAATGATTCGTATTGCAGTATCTAATGAAGTTAAAAAAGCAGCAGAGTCAGGGGAATTTCAGTCATTCATAAGTTCAAAAATCGACTCACTTATAGAAGAGGGATTTGGAGATGGAGGAAGGTTGCTCTACGGCTTTAAAGAAAGAGTGTCTCAAACAGTATCAAATGAGGTCGGCAAACGAATTGCAAATAACCTCAACATAAGTGTGGAACTGAAAAGTCAATAAAATCGTCATTTTATTGGAAAAGGTGAGGATTAGTATTGTTACCAAATCAACGATTAAAAGAACAAAGGATGGATGATTATATTACAGCCATACAACAGATTGAATGGATTTGCAACAGAGCACGTAGACACGGAGTAGATATGAATGATGTAGCAGAGATAGTAAAAGCAGTAGACATGGCGTTGGGTAGGGATGAAGAAACTCAAAAGCGGATGAGAAAACAAAAACTAATTGAATAATGTTAAATTTTAACTTTGGAAATAGAGGATGGATTGTAGTAAAAGGTTTATGTAATGGAGAGCATTAATCTCTCCAGGAATTAAATGAGGGGATGCGAAGCTTGCCATTTTTAGTCTTAAAACGGTGCTTCACATTACATAATAAAGGCTTAATGAATACATAATCGTCACTTTCATATTCTATTTGTTTGATAGAGTGGAAGTATTTGCGTTCATCGAATGGCATAAATTCCATGAACCCGGCAGATAAACCGTCAGGGTAACTGAGAAGAAACTTGATATCTTCCTTAGTGTACCCAGTGATGAGTACGTCGGTGTACTGATAATTTATAACCTTGATCCAATTTTCCGATCTCTTGTTGATCTCGTAGGGGGAGTTTGCTTTCTTAAGCACGATTCCTTCAAGGTTCTTTTCTTTAGCCATTTCAAAATAAGCTTTGCCTTTACCTTTCACTCCTTCAACAACAAAGATATTTGGATGGTTAAGGTTTATCGATCTTAGGAATTCCTTGCGTTTAACAAGTGGCTCTGAAGCTATTGAAATTTCATTTAGTCTTATAATATCGAACACACAATACACAATTTGATGAGAAGATTTGCTTGATTGAAAACGTTCCATAACAGATTCAAAATCGGGCAACCCATCAGAATTGGTAACGATAATTTCCCCATCTAAGACTGTCCCTTCGGGAATATCAATATCGTGCAGCTCAGGGAATTTATTGGTGACTTCATTATTATGGCGCGTGTAAAGCTTAATCTTGCCATCTTGATTAGAAAGAATGATCCGTATCCCATCAAATTTAAGCTCAGTAATATAGTTTTCATCATCAAATGGCTCTTTAGCTGAATCAAGCAGCATTGGAGCTATAAACAAAAAAACCACCTCCATTTAAACATCTTATCTAAGGAGAGATGTTATTTAAAGCAAAATGCTGATGGTACTTAATGGATTAAAAGGAGGGATGTAATGCACCAAACAACAGTGCAGATTAAAGATGTGAAAGTATTGATTATGGGGATCTGGACAAATAAGAAATTCACTGAAATAGAACGCGGCCAGACATTTATGATTGAGGAAGATGGCTGCTTTAAAAAGTACATAGCAAGAACAGAGCCTTATTGGGATAAGGAATTTGAAGCTTATGTTGTTGATGTGATGGATAAAAACAAGTTGAGAAGAGGGATTAGGTTATGACAATCAATTTGAAAGTCAATCAAGATAAGCCTAAAGGGTTTACGGTAAATGATATAAAAGGGGGGTTCTTTCTTGTCAAAGGCGATAATGTTTGGGCTGTTCACGAGGATTCAAGTTCAAGCAAAATTTTCTTAATTGAATTGAGTAATTTTCATGTGACAGTTGTCTCAAGCAAGTATGAATTAAAACACGTTTTTGGAGATTGGGAATGTGTGAAAATTTTAAGCCCTAAGCAAGTTAATCTAAACATTGGTTTTCAGTGGAAGGATAATTGAAAAGAGGGATTAGATGAGAAATAATGCTTTAATTAATGAATTGATTCAAGACCGATTATTCAACGGTTACAAGAAGAAGAAAATCACTCCAGATGAATGTTTTGAGCTTTCAGGAGATATTGTGGCCGATGAATTGGCTTTTGATAATGAGGGGAAAGTGGTAAACCTTAAAAATTTTGTAGGAGAAATGAGTTTAGCATTACAGGTGGTTGAGAAGCTACAAAAAGATTATGGCCTGAATTTTTATTTATCAAGAGAACACGATTTTATCGGTCTGGAAGATTGGTGCGCCTCTTTTGATGAGTACGAAGCTTGGGCAGAAAAACCAGAGAAAGCAACATGCTTAGCGGCATTAAAAGCACTGAAAATTAGATAAAACAGAAATTTTATACAAATTAAAAGTGAGTAAACAAGGTGGGATAGAGGATGCAGCAGTCGGATACAGGGAAAAACAGATCGAACAATGGTTACAAGATGACGGGAGGTAAGGGGAATGGACATTATCAAGATTCGTTACACATTTAGGCATAAAGGTAGCGGCAACATTGAAATGAAATGGTATAGCATCGGGCAATTGGAAGAAAGGGCGGCCGCCAAACTGTCCCCGGTATTTTTAGATGAATATGAACTAATCAGCCGGGATTTATACACTGGATTGAAGGACGAAAACGGCCGGGAGATTTACGAAAAAGACATCGCTGAGGAATCCTATATAAATCCTATGACCGGTAAAAAAGTGATTGATCGCTATGTGATCGAATGGGAAAGCGGCATCCTCAAAATGAAACATATCGATAATCAAAAAGGGGCAGATAGATACCTTTGGATGCGATTTAATGAAGTAGAAGTCATCGGCGACGTGTATCGAAATCCTGAGCTACTGGAGGCGGCGGAATAATGAAAATGCAAGTGACTTTATCACCTGAAGAAGTGAAACAAATAATTAAAAACCATTTAGAAAAGAAGTTTGGTAATGTCGGCGAGGTCACACTTGAAGTCGACCGGGAATTGAGAGGGCATTATACAAACGAACATTACGAAACTGTTTTCAAAGGTGCCAAATGCGAAGTGGAGGCGGCGGAATGACGTGGATTGACTTAGTGAGAAAGTATTTCCCTGATGCAAATGATAAACAGTGCGATTTTATTTTGTGGGAAAAGACTGCTTTTCCTTTAGTGCCTGCGGAAACTGTTGAAAAGCAGTTGCAGGAGTATCAAATGATGATGTTTGCAGATAGAAGGAGTAACCGGATCAATAAGGAGGCGGCGGAAGAATGAGCGGATATTCACAAAGACAAATTTGCCCGCATTGCGATCATGCAGAGGAAGAGCACTTTGAAAATTTAGATCAGGACAGCGACGGCAGAGTTACATGTCATTGGCGCGGAAAAGATTATTATGCTATGCCCCAATATGAATTTTTAGGATTCGAGGTTGAAAAAATTTGTGAGGACTGCGGCGAGCAGGAAAGTGAATGTTATTGCGAGGTGGAGGTGAAATTATCACACAACTTTTGAATAAAAACAATCTTTTATTTGAAAGTAGGTGGCTTTTTGTTTAGTTTATTTAAAAATACCTGTGAGCAATGCGAATTCTATTCAGAATATAAGACTGCAGATGTGCTACATAAAGACAAGACAGCAACAAGAGGGAAAGTACTTGTGAGATATTGCAAAAAGATGAAAGATGAGCTCCGAGATATGGAGAAATGCGAGCTTTTTCAATTGAGAGGGGGAAAATTAACTTTTACTGAAGCTGCCGATCATTATTTTAAAACAAAAAGAGAAAATTCGAGAATAAAATACTAATTAAAATGACAGGGAGTGTTTAATGTGTCAGTTGAGCAACTATGCGGAGGACAATGCACAAAAGAAACAATTGATTTGGTTAGGAGGCAATTACTGCAGCAGCAAAGCGCCTTACTCACTCAAAAGGCAAAAATTGAGGCTAAGATTAGACGTTTGACAGATTTACTACAGTTAGAAAATGGCAACCTCGAAAAAGTTAAATGTGAATTAGGAAAAGTTCAGTGTGAGCTTGAGGAACTGAGGTGCTTGGAGAAGGCATTGTATGAAGAGGGCTTTTGAAAGCAATATTTAAGAAGGATTGTAAAAGGATGTCTTAAATATGGCATCCTTGTTTTTTCACAATCTGTAATATTTGGTTGGAAATCAAAAAACAAGAAATACACTTGTTTTTGGTAAAGTTGTATATTAATTTATACTAGTAATGTAAAGGGAGGGGATTTTTTGAATAAAAAGGTACTGGCAGGATTGACATCTATGGCACTTGTTTTCTCGGCACAAACAGCTTTTGCAAAAGGGGGAGAATTGGAAACAGAGATTATATCAAATGAAAGCACAATCACTTTAGATTGGAATGATACTGGCGATAAGTATGAAGTGTATTCAGATGGGAAGCTGCTATGGAAAGGTACAGAATCTAAGTATGTACATAAGAATTTAAAGCCCAGAAGTCCACAGGGATATGATATTGTATCGTATGAAAATGGGAAAAGAAAAGATATGGTTAGTGTTGATACAACGACCCTACCTGAGCAACGTATATCAACACAAGAAGTCTCAGACGAAGATATGCCTGACCCGTTAAAAGCTGAGGAGCACATAGATAGTACTATTAATGATAATGTATTAACTTTAAAGTTAAGAGGAAAAATCCGAGATGATTTAGATGGGAAGATTGAAGTTTATAAAAATGATGAATTAATAGATAATAATGCGGGAACGACTTTTGTAGATGATGAAGTTGAAGCTGGCAAAACCTATGTCTATAAATTTGTTGTATTGAAAAAGTTAAGCCCGGCTGAAATCGAAAAGGTAAATGAAGAATTCAAAAAAAGAAATCAAAAGTTAAGTTTTGACCAGTTCAAAGATTATTATTATCGTCCTTACGAATATATAAAGGCCATTAAAGTACCGGAACAAAAAGAGAATCTGAACAGTTTAGCTTGGGAGCCACCAGTGGGGCCGCACCCAAACCAAATGGGTATTAAATATCGCACATTCATTCCGACTAAGTATGCACCTGCTGCATCCATTTTTAGTGGCTGGATTGGCGGAGATAAATTTGGTGGAGACAATAGATCCTTTAGTTTTTCTGGAGGGTCACATCGAACTCAAACTGAGGCGGTTGCTAGATTTACCAGCAGTGGTTCAAGTACTTATTTCAGAAAAGACGTAAACTATACTAGGTTATACGACAAGGATGGCAATTTTAAAAAGCAGCAGAAGCCAACGGATAAAAACATTACTTTCACCCAAGGGAAAAAAGATAAAAGCATGAATTACTTTGTGATTAAACATGCTGCTACAGTTGGCTTTAACGACTTTGGCTGGACAACTCCTGCAATAGATTATACGGCCGGAGTAGTTATATATAAGAGCGGCCGCATCACAGTAAGTGGGACAAGAGACCAGGCACCGAGTCATGAAATGTATGCATATATCCCTTATTCTGATGCGATGATTACACTTTTTAAGGCAAGTAACAAGGGGTTCGAATATCTATTCCCGCCAATGCCTTCAGCTAAAATGAACATTGATATTAAACCATAAAAAATTAAAGCGCACTGAATATATATCAGTGCGCTTCTTTTTTTTCCATAAAAGACAGAAAAGAACTCATTATTAATGTGCTTATAGCAGTAATGCTAGCCATATAGATTTCATTAGATTGAAAATAAACGAAAATGCTGTTGACTAATGCAGTTAAAAAAGAAACCAATACGACGAAAATAATAAAATTTAAATTTAAACGCCGAATCATATAGCTAAGTACAAAATATTCGATTAATGCCATTGCTGGAATGTAGGAAAAGATGATTGCTGCATAGATAAAAGTATTATTCCATTCATCAAATGCTCCAATAATATAAAGGTTGAAGTACAACAAGGTTAACAAAATTACATGGCAAAGCAAAAAGCCAATAATGATTTTTTTTAAAATACCCATGAAATACCCTTTCTTACTTTTTTTATAATTATAAATTATGCTTCAAGATTTATAAAGATTCAAAAGTCTTATTAGAAAATACCTCGATAATAAATTTAAAGATATTCAGGATTCTATTAAAACTAGCCTTTTATTTAAAAAATGTTTGAAAAACAATAGACAAAAACAAATTAAAAGCATATAATAAAAACATATTGATGAGAAAGAGGTGATTATATGAAAATGCTGAAGGTGTCAGAAGACGCTCTAAATTATTACAGGGAGTGCGTCAAGGGGAACAAAAACATAAGTGAAGATCAGGCAAGAGCAAAGCTCACTCGGAATGTTAACTTAGTACAAGCTGAGGCTCCAGAGAGGGTATTGCGTAGCGGGCTCTTATCTAAGGTTTACATGTATCATGATCTTCATATTACTGTCAGAAATGGCAAGGTGATTAAAATCGTAAATCATAAGAGACCGAGATTTTCAAAGAAGAGATACATAGAGTTATCAAAAGCTTTAGGAATTAAAGACATAAAGTATTACAGGAAGCATTGTGCAGCCAGATAGTATACATATGAGATTTAGAATAGTCTTGCGTATATTAAATTAATTATAAACTAATTAAAAGAACTAAAAGGAGTGTTGTTAAATGTCAGAAAATCAAACAGTATTGCGTGAAGCAGAAAACAAAGTAGTTTTAGAGGGATTGCTTCTAGAAGTTCGTCACAACGAATGGAAAAGTGGAGAAGGGCTAAATATTGAACTAGATATCGAAACAGCTCCAAACGAAGTACATACTGTCACTGGAATGTCAAAGTATAAAAAAGAAGACGGCTCAGAAAACGGGATTGCTAAGGGTTATAAAACAATAATTAATGACTATAAGTCTGTAGCTACTCATGGTAAAGAAGAAGCTGACAAAGTTAGAATAACACAAGGGAAAATTGGACTAAATGAATTTTATGTCCAAGACAATTTAAAGTCATACCCGCAATTGTCCACTAACTTTGTTAACCGCCTAAAATCAGATGAAGAGTACAATCCGAGAGCAAAGTTTGAAGTTGAATTATTTGTAAAAGGGGTTAAAGAAGAAAAAGTGAAAGGGGAAGAAACGGGAAGAGTTCTATTGAAAGGATACATTCCTTTATATGGAGGAAAAATTATCCCCTTTACATTTGCGGTAACAAAAGAGGGTTCCGATTACGTAGAAAAGAATTACGAAAAGGGGAACACCGTTAAGGTATTCGGGGATATCATTAATTTTAAAGAAGTGAAAGTGACCGTTCAAGAATCAGCATTTGGAAAAGACAAAGAAAACATTACATATAACACAAAGCGTGAATTCTTAATTACAGGTGGCTTTGAACCATATGACGAAGACGATAAAGCAGCTTTTGACGAAGCAGCAGTTAAAGCAGCATTGACTGAGAGAGAGCTTAAACTAGAGGAAATGAAGAATGACAGTAAGAAAAGCAATAAAAATGAGAAGAAAACTGGATTCGGAGGAAAAGCAGTCACAGGCTCGTCTCAATCGATCTCTAAAGATAGTTTGCCATTTTAATAATTAATGGCTATTAAGAAAGCAATATAAATATAATTAAAAGGAGAATGTTAATGGCGATAGACATTTTTAAACCTCAGATTTCTGTAGTAGCAAAAGGACTTGAAGGAAAAGTTATTACGATATACGGATCTAACAACTTAGGAAAAACAAAACAAAGCACCAGAATGAAAAAGCCGCTTTATCTTCCATTTGAAAAAGGATTGAATGCAATTGCTGGAGTTCCTTTCATGCCGATTAATAGCTGGGGAGATTTCAAAAAAGTAAACAAGCAGCTCACAAAAAATCCCGAAAAGGCTAAAGAAGTTTATCAAACCATAATTGTTGATGAAGTTGACGCTTTCTCAAAATATGCTACGAGATATGTATGTGACCAATATGATGTTGATCGAATTAAGGATGGGAACGATGGATTCGGTTTATGGAAAGAGTACGAAACCGAAATCTGGGAGGAAATTAACAAACTCTTAAATGTAGGATTCACTGTTGTCTTTATTGCTCACGCAACTGAAGATAAGGATGGAAAAATCCTTCCAAAAGGGGATAAGCGAGTGCTCGCACCAGTAATCGACAATAGCGATATAGTCTTATTCCTTAGCTCAAATGGTGTAGATGAAGATAATAAGGTAATTAAATCTAGCGCTTGGTTAGCTGAAACAAATAAGTTCTTTGCTCGAAGCCGTTTTGATTATATTGATACATACATTGAGGAGTTTACTGCTGAGAACCTTGAAAAGGCTGTTATTGAAGCAATTAAACGACAAGAAGAAGCAGAGGGGATTCAAGCCGTTACATATGAAGAACAAAAGCAAAAGAACTCATCAGAGAAATTGGACTATGATCAATTAATGGAGCAGATAATCGAAATTGGTACAAAGCTAAGCGAAGAAGGCAGACTTGAGGAAGTTAATGAGGTAACCGAAAAGCATCTCGGTCAAGGGGCAAAGGTAACAGAATGTACGAAAAAACAGACAGATGTAATGTCAGTTATTCTAGACGATCTTAAAGACCTTCTTGAAAATTAAGGCGCGAGGGAGTTTATCTCCCTCATCACTTTAAAGAGGTGGGTATATGGCACGTCGAGTTAAATGTCCATACTGCGAAACTTATCTAGACAAAGATGATGCAATCCCTTATAAAAAAAGATATTATCACCAGAATTGTTTTAATACCTGGAAGATGGAAGCAGAACACCGGAAAGAGTTAATTAAATACATATGTGAACTGTATAAGATTGATGCACCAACAGGAATGATGTTAAAGCAAATTAAAGAATTCCAAGAAGAATACAAATACAAATTAAAAGGTATAAAATTAACTTTAAGGTATTTTCATGAAACGCTGGGGAATCCTGTCCGTGAAGGAGATGGATTGGGAATAGTCCCATTCATTTATGAAGAAGCAAAAGCGGACTATCTTCAGAAAAAGGCGATTGAAGAATCAGTTGAAGAAGCAAAAAAACATAAACAAAAAGAAAGTATTGTTATTATAAAAAAACAAAACAGAAAAAATATTAAGATTGTTGATATATCCACTTTGTAGAAAGGGGAGTTCAATTGCTACAAGATAAAAAAGCAATTATCCAAGTGTTGGGCAGCATATTAAAGGAACCTTCGCTTTTATCGGACAGCAACAAATACCAAATTACAGCAAGTGATTTCCCTGAACGTTTTCACTCAATTCTTTTCTTTGCGATGTATAACTTATTTCATCAAGGAACAGAAGTCATTAACGAAATTGAAATTGATGGATATCTTAGAGATTACGATATACAATACAAAATTTTTAATGAAAACAATGGACATGAGTATGTCGAGCAAATTCAAAAGTTAGCTGTAGTCGAAAACTTTGATTATTATTACACAAGGTTGAAAAAATTTAGCCTTTTGAGAGAGATGGTCGGCTTAGGCTTTAATATTGATGAAATATACGATGAGTCAATTATTGATCCCAAAGAACAAGAAGTCATGAAAGAGAAATTCGACAAAACATCTATTGAAGACATTCTTTCCTTCTATGAAATGAAAATTGTTGATATTAAAGAGAAGTTTAGCACAAACCCTGAAAGCATTGGGATTCAAGGTGGGGAGGGAGTAGACGAACTCCTCAAACGACTTGAAGATTCACCGGACATTGGGGTACCTATGAACAGTGAGATGTTAACATCTATTTTTCGTGGTTCTAGGAAAAAGAAATTTTATTTAAGGTCAAGTATGACTGGTGGAGGAAAAACCCGTAATATGGTAGCTGATGCTTGCAGGCTTAGCGCAATAGAATTATATGATCTAAAGCAAAATAAATGGGTTAAAAACGATTTTCAAGAAAAGTCGGTAGTTATTTCTACTGAAATGATTTCTGAAGAACTGCAAAGTTTAGCTTTGGCATATGTCAGTGGAGTTGAAGAAAAAAAAATACTCAGGAACACCACAACAGAAGATGAAAAAACGCGTGTGAAAAAAGCTGCTGAGGTGTTAAAAGAGTCGCGTATTTGGTTCGAGCATTTACCAGATTTCAATATTAAAGAGATAGAGAGAACAATTGAAAAAAACGTAATCAGAAATGAAGTCGAATACGTTTATTTTGATTATATTCATTCCTCTGTAACGATTTTTGCTGAAATGAGTAAGAAAAGCGGGATTAATTTAAGAGAAGATCAAATACTATTGCTTATGTCGGATAAGCTTAAGGGACTTTGCAACAAGTATGACATCTATATGATGAGCGCAACACAGTTAAATGGTGATTGGAAAGATGCATGGCTAAGAGGGCTTCAAATTGATGCTACATATTTAAGAGGGAGTAAAGCGATTGCCGATAAAACTGATGCTGCAATGATTGTTTTGCCATTAAGTAAAAAAGAAAAAGATGCTATTGGCGCCATCTTAGAATCTGGCTTCTATCCGGAGCCTAACTTCGTTACTCATGTGTTTAAAAACAGAGGGAATGAACACGATAAAGTCAAAGTCTTTTCACATATTGATATGGGTACTATGAGAATAAAAGATTGCTTTGTCACAGATGTGGACAATAAATTAATCCAAATCGAGAAATTAATTATAAAAGCAGGGTAGTGGGGTGTAAAGCCCTTTGAGATATGACAAAGATAAATTAAAAGAAAGTTTATCGATTAAAGACATACATAAGATTTTGCAAGAACTTGGCAGTGAGACATATAAAATAGATAGCAGCGGAAATCCAATCTACAGAACAGTCTGCCACAATAAGACAAAGGGGAGTTTTAAGCTTTATTACTACCATGAAAAACAGCAGTTTCACTGTTATACAGAATGTGGAGACACTTTTGATATTTATGAGCTGGTAATCAGGGCTAAAAAGCAGCAAGGGATTTCTTTCACATTTACACAAGCGATTGAATTTGTGGTTAATGTGTCAGGCAAAACTTTTGGACTGGGTTTTACGCCTTCAGCTAAAAATGAACATATTGTTGACGATTGGGATTGGATTTCCAAGTTTAAAAAACGCAAAAAAATTGAAACGAGGCTACCAGCATACAGCGAAACTGTCCTGGATGTTTTTATGAAACATCCCCATGAGGCATGGCTTAACGAAGGGATTAGTCATGAAACCATTATAGATTTCGAAATCGGGTACTATTTTCGGAACCGAGAGGAAGGAATTGTAATTCCTCATAGAGATATCTATGGAAGGCTAATTGGCATAAGAAGACGCTCAATGATCCAAGAAGACGTAGACAATGGACGAAAGTATATGCCGTTAACCATCGGGAATACGATGTACAATCATCAAACAGTAATGAACCTGTATGGATTACATAAAACACAAAAAGCAATTAAGCGCTTGAAAAAAGCAATGATTTTCGAATCGGAAAAATCAGTTTTAAAATGTCAAGATTTTTATGGAGATTTGAATTTTACCTGCGCTGTTTGTTCAAACAATATTTCAAATTTCCATAGAGACATTCTTCTTTCGTTAGATGTAGATGAAGTGTTTATTGCCTTAGATAAATTTAGAGGGATTAAGGAAGGAGAGAGCAACGAAAAGTACAAAGAAAAGCTAAAAAATTATGAAGAAAAAATTTTGAAATTAGCAGCAAAATTTACACCATTTATGCGCGTATATGTTCTCTGGGATACAAAAGGATTACTTGACTTTAAAGACAGCCCAGCTGACAAAGGGAAGGAAGTTCTTGAGGAGTTGATGAGTAATAAAATTGAAATTGGAACAAGAGAAGGTGAATAGTTTTTGAAATATAAATTAATTGGCAATAATGATTTTGTTTTTTCTCCTCTAAAAACCATACTTAAGAACAGAGGAATTGAAGACATTGAAGGTTTTTTAAGTTTATCTGACGACGCAGTAAATCATTATTCTAACCTAATTAATATTGATGAAGCAGCAGAATGTTTATTAAAGCATCTCAGAAGAAAGGCTAGAATTTTTATTCAGGTAGACAGTGATGTTGATGGGGTTACTTCAAGCTCTATTATTATTAATTACATAAAGAGAGTGTTCCCTGAAGCCAATCTTGAATGGAGAATGCATGAAGGGAAGCAGCACGGGATAATTCTAGAAACAATACCTGAAGGCGTTGATCTTGTCTTAATTCCCGATGCGGGCTCTAATCAATTTGAAGAGCATTTCGTCCTTAGACAAAAAGGGATTGATGTTATAGTAATTGATCACCACGAATGTGATGAGGAGTCTAGAAACGCAATTGTGGTAAATAATCAGCTCTCACCGAAGTATAAAAATAAAGCTTTGACTGGCGCGGGTATGGCATATAAGCTCTGCCAAGCTCTAGATGATAAACTCGGGAAAAATGAAGCAAAACGATTTATAGATCTTGTGTCTGTTGGAAACATTGCGGATTCAGCAGATTCAAGGGAACCAGAGACGCGATACTATATGAATCAAGGTCTCAAAAAGGTAAGGAATCCTTTGATTAAAGAGCTCTTCGTAAAACAAGCGTACTCAACCAAAGGGAAAAAGAACATACAGAACACACAGTTCTATATCAACCCGTTAATTAATGCAGCCATTCGAATAGGCTCACAAGAAGAGAAAGATCAGATGATGAGATCGCTGCTTGAATCTAATGAAGAGATATATTACAAAAAACGCGGGAAAAATGAGAGGGAGCTGGTTTCGATTCATTGGGATACAGCGAGGGTACTGGGGAATATTAAACAGCGCCAAAAGAAATTGGTTGACAGTGCGGTATCGGAAATTGAGGAGCGGATTGAAGAAAAAGGACTGTTAAAAAATAAGATTTTAATAGTTTATGTTGAAGGTATCTTAAACAAGAATTTAACAGGGCTTGTTGCGAATCAGTTAGCAGGTGAATACAAAAGGCCAGTTTTATTGGCTAGAGAACTTGAAGATGGAACTCTAGGGGGATCAGGAAGGGGATACGACAAAGGGGCAGTTAAAAATTTCAAGCAACTCTTAGAGGAAACAGGTAAATTCGAGTTTGTTGAGGGACATGCTGAAGCATTTGGATTTAGCATAACACCAGAAAATTTAATTCAGGTCAATGAAATTCTTAATCACAAATTGAAAGATATTGTGATTAATCAAAATGAGTATGAAGTTGATTTTGAGATTGCTGCGGACAACCTCACTGAACGGTTTATTAAGCTAATCAATAGTTACCAAGACTATTGGGGATACAAAGTTGAGGAACCGTTGCTCGCCATTACTGATATTGAAATAAATAAAGAAGATATCAGTCATATTGGGAAAAAAACAAAGAACACTGTAAAGTTCAAGGTTGGCGGAATTGAGTATATGAAATTTAAAAGTGATGAGGAATTCTATGAATCTCTCGTTAATAGAGGAGATCGATTGGTTCTTACTGTAATCGGAAAAGCTAAAGTAAATGAATACAAGGGCAAAGAAACACCTCAGATCGAAATCGAAGAGATGGAGGTGGTGAAAGCAAAGAAAAAAGTACTTGTTTTTTAAATGGGAGGGAATGCTGTGATTGGATGTCATTGTCATACGTGTAAAAGTAACATCAGGCTGCTGGATTCCACCAATTCAGTAAAAGGGTTGCTTGAAACAGCATTAGAAATGAATTATAAAGGACTAGCTATAACGGATCACGAAGTTCTGTCAGCACATCTGGAAGCAATTCAAACTGTCAGAAGTATGAAAAAAGAGGGGGAAATGCCTCAAGATTTTAAACTTATTCTTGGCAATGAAGCATATCTGGTTGATTCTTTAGAAGAAGTAAGAGACAGCTACCAGCCTGGTAAAACAAAATTTCCTCACTTTTTAATGTTGGCTGTTGATGAAAAAGGACATGAACAGCTAAGGGTTTTATCATCTAAAGCATGGGAAAATTCTTTCTACACTGGAACTATGGAAAGAGTACCTACAGTGAAAAAAGATGTTGAAGATCTTCTCAAGAAAGATCCTGGCCACATTATTGCAACCACGGCATGTCTAGGATCAGAAGTGAATATTTACTTACAGAAGATCATGGAAGTTGAAAAGAACGATGGTGGTGATCCTGAACTAATTAAAGAATACAAATTAAAAATACATAAGTTCATTACTTGGTGTATTGATGTATTTGGGAAAGATAAATTTTTTATTGAGTTGCAACCTGCTTTGAGTGAGGAGCAGATTTATTGTAATAAAAAGTTGGTTCAGATAGCGGATGGCTATGGCTTAAAAAGAATAGTAACCACTGATGCTCACTATTTAAGACCCGAAGACAGAGCAATACACCAAGCATTCTTGAATGCCAAAGACGGGGAAAGAGAAGTCGACTCATTTTATGAAGCTTGTTTTGTGCAGAATGTAGATGAGATCCATGAAAGAATGAGCTATATCGATAAAGAGATTGTTGAAGAAGCAATTCAAAATACTCTTTTAATCGGCGAAATGATCGAAGATTATACGATTGAGCATGAACCCATTATTCCTAAAATGGAACTGCCAGAATTTAAATTGAGGCATTTGTTTAAACCAGCCTACGATAAGTATGAATACATAAGAAAAATGTCGGAGTCAAAGGATGATCAAGACAGATATTTATTAAAGCTTATTGAAGACGGGTTTGAAAATAAATTGCTAAAAAACGATCTAGCAAGAGATGAGTTTCATGAAATTCTATCCAGAATTAATGTTGAATTGGGTGAGTTATGGGAGATCAGTCAAAAGCTAAATCAATCAATGGCATCTTACTACGTAACTGTAAGGGAAATCATTAATATTATTTGGGATGATGAATGTGGTGGAGACAGTTTAGTTGGAGCCGCAAGAGGAAGTGCAGCAGGATTCTTAATCAATTACTTGCTTGATAATACACAAATTAATCCAATGCAATACGACTTGCCGCATTGGAGGCACATCCACAAATCGAGGCCGGATCTTCCGGATATTGACATAGACACTGAAGGATCAAAAAGAGAAAAGATACTCAAAGCACTTCGCGAAAGATTTGGAGAAAAACGTGTTCTGCAGATAGCTACATTTGGGACTGAAGGATCTAAATCGGCACTTCAAACTGCGTGTAGGGGATTGGGAATTGATAATGACATATCACAATTTCTAAGTGAAATGATTCCATTTGAAAGGGGATCAAACTGGCCTCTCAAACACTGTTTTTATGGAGACGCGGAAACAGGTAGAAAGCCAATTAAAGAATTCATTAGGGAAGTTGAGCGCTATCCCAATCTCAAAGAAACTGCTCTAAAAATCGAAGGGCTAACCAATAAACGCTCATCACATGCTGCTGGAGTAATTATTTTTAATGATAAGTATACAAAGTCTAATGCAATGATGAAGACCCCTAAAGGGGCTTATATTACCCAATTCAATATGGGTGACAGTGAAGCAATGGGATCTGTAAAATTCGACCTTCTTACGATTGAAGCTTTAGATAAGATCCGTGTAACTCTTGATCAATTGATCGAAAACGAAGAAATTCAATGGCAGGGATCTTTAAAGGATACGTATAGCAAATACATTCATCCTGATGTGCTTGAGTATGAAGATGCAAGGTTATGGGAAATGGCCGGGAATGGAGAAATAATGGACTTGTTCCAGTTTTCTACGGAGGTTGGTCATCAATCTGTAGTAAAAGTTAAACCTAAAAATTTACTTGAGGCTGCAGTTACAAACTCTCTAATGAGACTCATGTCAGATGGTGAAGAACAGCCTGTAGAGACATATGTGAAATATAAAAACAATTTGTCTCTTTGGTATGAAGAAATGCGTAAATACGGGCTAACTGATGCTGAAATAAAGGTAATGGAGAAACATTTAAAAGATATCTATGGGGTTGCTGATACTCAAGAAGTTGTCATGCAAATGGTAATGGATAGAGAAATAGCCGGGTTCGATATTAAGGAGTCGAATTATTTAAGAAAATCCATAGCTAAGAAAAAAGAGGACGTATTAAAAGAGGTTCAGAAATTATTCTTCAAAAAGGGGAAGGAAATTGGAGCGTCAGATAACCTTTTGAATTATGTATGGAATGTTCAATTTAAAAGACAGTTTGGGTTAAATGATAGCCCGTATGTGGTGAACCTGTAAAAGCAGGGTGTGTCCTCTTCTAAGGATGCTAACGGTGGAACTCTAAGGGAGGAATCCTATGACAATACCGTGCCAAGCCTAGGTTACTAGGAAGGTGTAACGACTATCCCATTTGGGAGTAGTTAGTAGGTGAAATCCCTACTTACGAAGCGCCACACATCTACGCTTAAGGAGGTGATAAAGATGGAAGAATGGAAAAGAATTTATATAAATGGGACAGAAACAGTTTATGAAATATCAAACACTGGCAGATGCAGAAACATAACAAAAAAATCATGGAAAACAAAGGGGGTTTTAAGGCCGAGAGTAAACAATAAAAGTGGATATGTTCAATACTGTATTGTTCATCAAAGTAAGAAATATTATATGTATGCACATAGATTAGTTGCAACGTACTTCCTCGAAGAAAATAAGAATTTACAAGTTAATCATAAAGATGGTGACAAACAAAATAATGACAAAAATAACTTAGAATGGGTAACAGGGAAAGAGAATATGCGTCATTGTTTTGATACTAGCCTATCTAATATTCCAAAGCCGATAGTTCAATATACACTAACAGGACAAAAAATTGCTGAATATAAGTCAGAAAGCGAAGCAGCACGAGCACTTAACATTGATGTAAGAACAATTTGTAATGGACTGATTAACAAAGAAGGAAGTCAGGCTTGTGGTTATCAATGGAGATATACAAATGACAAACGAAAAGTCAGCAATATCTCGAAGAGCGTAAAGTTTTACTCCAGAGGGGTAATACAATTAACAATAGAAGGAGACTTTGTAAACTATTTTAGTAGTATTACTGATGCTTATAAAGTATTGAATAAAACAGACAATGGTGCAATTTCTCAGGTGTGTAAAGGAAATAGAAATTCGTTTGCGGGTTATAAATGGGTTTATGAGCAAGACTACAAAAAAAGCGTAGATGAAGATATAGTCTATTCCCCTACTTAAATATCGGGAAACCGAGGGTATAAAAGATTCTTTTAGTTTACTTCATACTTTGGCATATTCAATCATTGCTCTACAGGAATTGAACTTAAACTATCGATATAACCCTTTATACTGGAATACAGCCTGTCTAACTGTGAACAGCGGAGGAGTCGAAAATGAAGAAGAATCTGCTGACCCAGACAAAAAGAAGAAGACACAAAAAACAGATTACGGTAAAGTTGCTTCAGCAATAGGGAATATACGACGCCGGGGAATTAAAGTTGATTTACCTGATATCAACAAGGCCGGATTTGGCTTTAAAGCCGATATTGAAAATAACTCAATTATTTTTGGCATGAAGGGGATGAACGGTATCGGCGACGAGGTTGTTCATCAAATTATCAGCAATAGACCTTATACTGATTTTGAGGATTTTCTAGAAAGGATGTACTATAGCGGTATCATAAAGAAAGGACAGGTCATTCAATTAATAAAGGGAGGCTGCTTTGATTCATTTGGAGAGAGAAAAGATTTAATGAAATCGTTTATTTCTTTAATCTCCGAACCTAAAAGTAAGCTAACCATGTCCAATTTGAAGATGCTTATTGAAAATGATTTAGTTCCAGGGGACTTTGCATTAGAAATACGGTTCTTTCGTTTCAAAGATTATATTAGCAAGAGAGTTTTTAAAAAGGTCGATTCACCAAAAGACAAATTATTGCTGCTTGATGATATAGCATCTACTTTCTATAATGAATACTTTGATGAAAGTAGCATAGTTGATGTACATAACGGTCATCTTGTGATATCTGAAAAGGCATTTAAAAAGGAATACGACAGAAAAATGCTGAAATTGAAAAATTGGATTGGAACCCAAGAGCCTTTAAAAAAGCTAAATGATTGTCTATTTAGACAAGAATGGGAAAAGTACGCGAACGGTTCATATGGAAAATGGGAGATGGACTCACTTAGTTATTATTATCACGATCATGAGTTAAGCAATGTGAACTTTTCAAAGTACAGCATCGTTGATTTTCATAAACTGCCCGATGAACCAGTAAAAGGTCGACCATACAAGTGGAGAGGAAAAGAGCTTTATGAATATGAAACTCATAGAATTATAGGTACAGCTCTTGATCGAGATAAAAACAAACACACAATTACATTGTTAACACCAACAGGAGTGGTTACAGTCAAACAGTGGGCTGGGAGCTTCAGTCATTACAATAAACAAATTTCACGAAACATAAACGGAAAGAAAGAAGTTGTTGAAAAGTCCTGGTATACAAGAGGCGCACTGTTAATGTTTACTGGCTTTAGAAGAGGAAACAATTTTATCCCTAAGACATATAAGAATAGTGTCTATCAGCATACGGTGTGTAAAATCGAAGGTGTAGACGCGGAAGGAAATTTAATCTTAACCTCAGAAAGAAAGCAATTATAATACGGATGTGATGGAAATTTTCAAAAAACTGATATACTCAAACAAATTAAAAGTATATAATAGATACAAAGAGTTGCAGATCTATTCTGTAATCTTTCTATTGGGGGTGGGATCAACATTAGGCTACAAGATGATAGAGGAACATATCCAGCAGCAAAAGAAGGTTTCAATAAAAGAGCCATTTTATAAAAAGCCAGACTTCATTCGTGAAGTGAAGTTTGAAAGGCAGGTGCTGCCTCATTTAGAGACTCGCCAAGAGATTATTGAAAAGGCACAAGATAAGTATTTACATGTTAAAGTAGAAGAAGTTAAAAAAAATAAACCAAAAAGCAAATTAAAAGAAAATACAAAGAGGGAAATTTCTTTCAAACCCAAGCAAAAGACTCAAAAGAGGCCTCACGAACAAAATCAAGCCATTAAAATGGAGGCCACGGCTTATGTTCCATTTTGCGATACTGGCTGTATAGGGACAACTAAAACAGGCTATGACGTGTCAAATACAATTTACTATAAAGGGAAAAGAGTGATTGCAGTTGATCCATCTGTAATTCCTCTGCACTCTTTAGTGAAGGTATCTTATAATAACGATTCGTTTGAGGCTTATGCTATAGATACAGGAGGTGATATTAAAGGGAATCGAATCGATCTTCTTGTTCAATCAGAATCAATCGCAAGAGACTTTGGTCGAAGAAATGTTGATGTGAGTATCATTACAAAAGGGAGCTGATTGATTGCCAAAGTATTGGACTTACAATCTGAACGATGAAGTAGAGATTAATAGTAACGCAAAGTATGGGATGCCTTCATTTGTAGGACTTAAGGGCGTTATTATTGATAAAGTAAACAGCTGGCAATATGATTATGATGTGCTTCATTACAACGGTGAGATTGGGAGATACAAAGAATCAGAATTGAATTTAATACATAAAGTGAGTGATACATATTGAGATTGAATCAAAAGGCTTTTGTAGATGAAATGGGGACAGGCATTGTTTCTTACATAGATTATGAGAATAAAATAGTGGGTATTGAGTTTGATGGTATCGGTTATGAAGAATATGATTTTGAAGATAAAGATCTTATCTTATTGCAGTAATTAAAAGGAGTTGATTGGGGTGTATAAAGTCGACGAGAAGGTTATTGTTAATCTCTCTGGTGAAACAGCAACTGTAAAAACAGTGGATGAACGATATCATCAAGTAGAAGTTCAATATGAAGATGGATCTTATGAAGTGTTGGGATGGCACAAAGTCAGAAGGAAGGTGGATGAATGCTGATAATTTTAGAGGGAGCTAGGGGGACTGGAAAGTCTTCAGTCGCATATAAGCTAAGGCAGCGGTTAAAGCACAGTACATTGATTAACCCAACAGGCTTTCACGAAGATGGTGATGAGGGACTTGCTAAGATATCAAATTATTACGAAGGAATATTCGACCTCTTATACAAATGGAAGGCGAGAGTGAGCGATTATACAACAATATTGGATCGTTTCTTCCCAACGGAGATGGTGTTTTCATCCCTATATAAGGAATATGATTTTCATCAAAAATTTAAGAGCCTTTGCCAACTGCTGCCCACACTGGATGATGATATTTATATTTTCTTTTTTACGGTATCTAATAAGGAAGTTTTAAAAGAAAGACTAAACAGAGATAAGATTCAGTTTGGACAAGTGGAAGAAAGTGTAGAGGAGTCATTAAAGCAACAAGATGCTTATTATAAATACATAAACAAATTAAAAGAATATATTGATTGGTTTAAAAATGGAAGTATGAAGATCATCGAGATTGACACGGCTTATTTGTCTCAGGATGACGTTATTAACTTTGTAATTAGGCGCATAAAAAGGAGTGAATAATCACTCCTTCTACCAAGAATTTATCGAGGTTCTACAGTAATCTTATAAATCACATAGTTATCATTGATATCATAAGCATAAACCAATGCTGTACCGAGTGAAGAATGGGAAGACACAACACCACCAGGACTTATGCTGATAAGATTGCTGCCAGAAACTATTTCCCATCTTGTATAGCCATTTAACAACAAAACATTAGAATTCCTTAGCATATGAAAATCCACTGTTGCAATGGCATCGGCAGGTTTTACAACTTGTTTAATTTGTGCTGGTTCATGGGCAGATGCTTGATTTGTTAACGCTGGAAGAGCCAATGAAGAAATAGATAATGCTGAAACAATCAATCCTTTGTAAAACTTTTTCATAAGATTTACCCCCTAGGTTTTGATTGTGTTACAAGTCTAGTATAGCATGTAAAAATTTAGTAATGTGTGAAGTGTTTGTGAAACTGAATAAAATATCAATTTTAAACAAAAGAGAAAGGTAAGTGAATTTGGGAGAGAATTATTTTAGAGTATTGTGGAATGGAACAAGGGTTAACCTTAGGTTCCCAACTAAACAAAAAGCTATTGCATACATAAACAGAAGAAGGGCATTTAACTGTGAGATTCAAGAGCGAACACAAGACCACAGGCTTGTGAATAGCTGGATCATCCATACATATTGATTGGGGAGGGTACTATCAACTACACTTATAATTTTATATTAGATAACTTAGATTTGATCGAGAAAAGACTTGATGATCTTCATGCATATCTAGAGAATACTTTTACATATGAGGAAAGAAAAGTGTGGAATCGTGCTGACAGGGATTTGATTTTTGCACTTATGAAAATCGAAGAAATTAAAAACGACATTTCCTAATTTTTTAATAGACAAACACAAATTAAAAGTATATAATATTTTCATAGTTAAGAGGTATTTATGAACTACATATGCGATATCTGCAGTGGCTATACAACTCAACCATTGTGCATAAGGATTTCTGAAGAGAAAGTAAGAACAGCAGAGGACAAAGTTGAAATCAACTGCTGTAAGAAATGTGGTGAGGCTCTTTTCAAAAGAGTTAAAAAAGAGTGCAAAGGGATGACTATAAGGAAAACTGTAAACCATTTAAATCTAAATAAACTAATTAAAAGTAATTAAATGGTGTGATTGGGGTTAAGGTGGTCATTGGTTGATTGAAAATGGGACGGTAAAACACCTAAAGAAACAGGAACGAATTCAATGTTTCAACTTCCACTGAATGAAAAGAAATAAGGGAAATAGGGGAATTATTCCCCTTTGAAAATTTCCCAGGCAAGCGCACATAACGACAAATGTAAACAAAAAGAAAACAAAGGGAGATGAACATATGCAAACATTAGATGCACCAATTTACGAAGTTAAACAGGAGAGCGACTGGTATAGGTCTGAGAAGAAACGAAAAGAAGACATTAACTCATTCTTTGATAAATTTGAAGAAAAGTATGGAGTCAAAGAGGGTTTTTCGTTTTATCACTCTGAGTATTTCGGAGTCTACGAAGGAACAGAAGCGTATGACGTATTTAAAAACGACATTGTTAAAAATCCAGTAGACGGATTCTATGCTTTCAAAAAACGATCTAAGTTCTTCAAAGAAATAAAAACTATGATTGAGCAAATTGAAGAAGTGAATCCGTTTAGGCCTCATGATGAACTAGGGTTAAACAACATGACTGGTCGTCAATGGATAGATGACAGATGGTTCTTTGGAGTTAAAAGTGAAAAACTTGTTAAAGGAGGTAGTGTAGTTGCTATTGATTATAAAGATTATCTGAAAATTGTAATGGAGCATTTAGATTAAAATTCAAATTTTATTGAGAGGGGAAGAGGGAGTATGAAAGATAAATTAAAAATTGCTTTGCACCATATTGAAGTAAACAGAGAGACAATGAGTGATAAGGCAGCACTGGACTTGTTCATTAAAGCAATCAAGAAAATCATAGCAGAAGCGGATGTTTGATTTTAAGGAGGTGAGATTTTTGAATTTATTCAGTAGAGGTAAAACAAGCACATTCATTAGTGGTAACGGTAAGGTCAATATTAATGGGGTTACATATGAAGGAAATAACATTACGATAACCAATAACGAAGTTCTTATTGATGGGAAGGCTGTAGAGAGCTCTGTATCTGGAGTGGTTAAGGTTAAAATCGAAGGCACTCCCGCAAAAGTTTATTCTGATGCTTCTGTTGAAGTAAAGGGTGATGTTTTAGGTGACGTTGATTCAGGAGGAAGTGTAAATTGCGGCAATGTTAAAGGGAATGTAGATGCTGGGGGAAGTGTAAGGTGTGGGACTGTAGGCGGTATTGTGGACGCTGGTGGTAGCGTAAGAATAAAGGAGATGAACTAATGTCAAATATGAGTATAAAAAGTCCTGCGACGATTACTTTTAAAAAGAGATCAACAGGAGAAACAGAAAGTGAAATGAAGGTGATTGCTATGCGGTCGAAGGTAGCTGGTCGTGTAATTGGTCAGAGGAAGTTAGGAGGCAAAAAATGATTAAATCAGGAAGTAAAAGTGTTTAAAGAAACATTACACTGTGATGAGTGTGAAGAGGCACCAGGATTGATATTTACTGGCGTTGTGTTAACATCAAACCCACCACAGTATCCGTATCGTTGTCCATTGTGTCAGAAAACGGTACACACAAGAACAACTTATCCAAACATTAGACATGAACCAGCTAATGCGGAATCTAAATAAAAGTTTTATTTTATAGAGTAAAGCAGGAGAGAAAAATGACAATTCTACTCAAAGAAAAAAACAGCAATTTTAAAATTTATTGCAACAAAATAAATTTACGAAAAGGCAGTATTTTTATCCCCGAATACGCAAGTTTTGATTTGTTATCTTACGGTGATAACATGACAGTTCCGTTAAACGGAGAGAGGAATTACGAAATCATACATTTTGATCTTTCTTTTGAGCAACTTAAAAACACTGTTGTCAAAGGTAATAAGGGAAAATTTAAGAAATTCATATTTCCGGGGCTGTAATTGAAAGAGTCCGAAATAATAAAAGGATGATTTTAAAGAAAGAGGAGGAAAGCCCGTGGCTTATGATGAGATTAATGGCAAGTTAATTAACCCAAAAGTAAGTGATGTAATTAAAGCATTACAAGATCAACTTGATTTTTACGGCGACACACCAGTTAACTTCAGGATTGATGGTGAAGAAGCAAGGGATGAGATTCAATTAGATCCATATAAAAATGTTCTCGTGTTGCATTTAGAGGAAGTTTAAGGAGGAAAGCTACAATAGACACATTTGATTTTATCGGATGTCATTTTAAACACTATAAAGGTGGCATTTACAAGGTTATTGGAGAGGTTATTCACACTGAAACAGAAGAAAAGATGGTTACATATGAAGACCATGACGGAGTTCTTTGGGCAAGACCTAAAGACATGTTCTTTGGAAAAGTGGTTGTTGATGGTAAAGAGATTAAGAGATTCACAAAAATAAACTAAAAGGATGATGAAAATGAATAAAAAATTTGGTTTATATGTTATGGGATCGCTTGTTAGTACTTATGACGATGCAATTGAAGCTCATAAAGATGCTGTAGTTGCCCAGGAGGAAAGTGGAGTCCCACATGAGGTGAAAGAACTCCAATAAACCAGGAGGGATGATCATGGAACTTGAAGCTAGACTGAAAATACACAAAGACTCAGACAATACACATCCACAAGGGAAACTCATCGTAAAACCAAACGGAGAATATGTAAACCTTAAATTTGATGATTGTAGCCGCGAAGTTTCAGTACTGATAGATGAGTTAAGAACTGTGGTTAATATGGTGGAGTGAGAGGGGACTGTTTATGAGCAATCATTTCAAATTTAAACTGTCAGAAAAGATACTCTCAAATTCTGATGCTGATTTCAGTAAAACTGTTTTCGAAGCAAAAAGAAGAGGTAACTCTGATTTGTACGATGTAACTAATAACATGTATGATGAAGCTTTTATTTACACAAAGACGAATGTAGATCAATATATCGAAAATGGTGATTGGATTCTAATAATCTAAATAAATTAAAAGGATGATGAGAATGACAGATGATAAATGGGTAGTTGTAGTAAAACGCAATGGAGAGCCAGGCAGAGAAGAAGTATACAATAATTTTGTTACAGGAGAAGACATTACATTTACTGATACAGCAGCTGCAGAAGGATTTGCTAAGAAGGTTCAAGGAGAAGGAAGAGGCTTTCAAGCAGTAGTTGAGTCATTTGATGTTCATGTGAACACAAAAAGAGTGTTTGATGATAGCTTTGTAGCAACATTAGAAGCAAATAGAGTATCACAAAACTGAATAAAATCATAATTTTATATACTAATTAAAAGTAATATAAGGAGGAAAAGTGATGGTCGCTGCTAAAAAACTGTATGTGAAAAAAGATCAACTTGTGAGCATTGAAGAAGCTAAAAGTAATATGACAATACATACACCGGAAGGCTATTCTGTCCCTGTAGCAGTGGGAGAACTTGTGGCCACCAATCCAAAAGGAGAGCAATATGTAGTACCTAAAAGCTACAGGAACAAGTATGTCGAAGTCAAACAGTTTAGGGATGCTTCGTTATACGAGACGATGGCAAAAGGATATCAAGAAATGGCAGCAATTAATTTAGAAGAGGCAAATACCGGGTTTTCTGCAGATAATCAAGCAGAAGAAATCATTGAAAAATTTGTTTCAGGAAGTATAAACGAATAATGCTTGTTACATATGAAAGCATGACAGGTAATGTTAGAAGATTTGTAAGAAAGCTTGAGCAAAAAATGCAAATTAAAACTATGGAAATCACTGAGGATTTAAAGGTTGATGAGCCATTCATACATATTACATACACAATTAAATTCGGGCAAATTCCTGAAAAAACTCAGAAGTTTATACATAATAATAAAGATTTTTTGTACGGGGTTTGTTCAAGCGGGAATCGAAATTGGGGTAGCTATTATGCTGCGGCGGCAGATAAACTCTCACAACATTATCAAGTACCAGTACTTCTTAAGTTTGAATTAAGTGGATCAGATTCAGACTTGGACAAGTTAATACAGGAGGTTAAGTTTATTGACAGTAATCAATCAGGTGCCAAAGTGGGTTCAACTGAATAACGAAATTATGATTCAAAAAGACGGGAAGTTTCAATTCGAGAAGGACAGGGAAGCTGTACACAGTTATTTTGTTGACTATGTTAATCAAAACACTGTCTTCTTTCACGATCTCAAAGAAAAACTGGACTATCTTTTAGAGAATGATTATTACGAAGAAGAGTTTTTAAGCAAATATACTTTTGAACAGATTAAAGAAGTGTTCAAATTGGCGTATAGCTTCAAATTCAGATTCCCTTCATTCATGAGTGCATTCAAGTTTTACAATGACTATGCCTTGAAGACAAACGATAAAACGAAAATTCTTGAACGGTATGAAGATCGAGTGAGTGTTGTTGCTTTGTTTTTCGCCAATGGAGATGCTGAAAAAGCAAAAGAATTCACTTCACTTATGATGAAACAGGAATATCAACCATCAACACCTACTTTTCTTAATGCAGGACGAAAAAGAAGAGGTGAAATGGTTAGCTGCTTCTTACTCGAAGTTAATGATTCATTGAATGACATTTCTAGAGCAGTCGATATTTCAATGCAGTTATCTAAGCTTGGTGGTGGTGTTGCACTTAATCTGAGCAAGATTCGAGCAAAAGGTGAGCCAATTAAAAAAGTTGAGAATGCTACAAAAGGCGTTGTAGGTGTAATGAAACTGCTCGATAACGCTTTTCGATATGCAGACCAGATGGGTTAAATTTGGCCCCTTTCGTCAGCAATGGCGATCGAAAAACCTCTTTAATTGCTGGGAACTCCTTATAGGACAATCAGCAGCGAAGCCTCATTTGAGGAACGTTCAACGACTAGGCAAAAGCCGTAGGCTACAAGCGATTGGTAGCCGAAACAGGAGGCATCCCAATGGGATGAAGATATAGTCTAATCTTCGTGGTAACATGAAGCTGCCGCAAGGCGGGGCGTTTGTAGCGAACACGTCCGAATAGTCTGCAAAGACAAGGATCAGGAGCTGCTTATCTTAATGTTTTTCATCCAGACATTAATGACTTCCTTGATACCAAAAAAATCTCAGCAGATGAGGATGTCAGGGCAAAAACATTATCAATTGGTGTAGTTATCCCAGATAAATTTATTGAACTTGCTAGGGAAGATAAAGACTTCTACATGTTCTATCCTTATTCAGTTTATAAGGAATACAGGCAACATTTAGACGAAATGGATATTGCAAAAATGTATGATGAATTGGTCGAAAACCTAAATGTCAGAAAGAAAAAAGCGAATGCTCGTAAACTATTAGAAAAGCTCGCAATCTTAAGATCAGAATCGGGTTATCCTTACCTGATGTTTACCGACAATGTAAACCGATTCCACGCTAACAGTCATATTTCGATGGTTAAATTTTCCAACCTTTGTAGCGAGGTTCTACAATCCTCCAAAGTATCAACGTATACAGACTATGGCGAAGAGGACGATATTGGCTTGGACATTTCATGTAATCTAGGCTCGATCAATATCTTCAACGTCATGAAGAACGATTCAATTAAGAATACAGTTAAATTAGCTATTGATGCATTGACTCATGTATCGAATAAAACCAATATTACAAATGCTCCAGCAGTTGCTAAGGCAAATAAGCTTATGAGGTCAGTTGGGCTTGGAGCAATGAATCTGCACGGTTTCTTAGCTCAAAATGGTATTGCCTACGAAAGTGAGGAAGCGAGGGACTTCGCGAACACTTTCTTTATGATGATGAACTTTTATTCTCTTGAGCGTTCAATGGAAATCGCCAAAGAAGCCGGGGAAACATATTACCAGTTTGAAGGCTCTACATACAAATCAGGTGAATATTTCAAGAAATACGAAGAACAAAGCTTTAGTCCAAAGTATGAAAAAGTAAAAAAACTGTTTGGAGATCAGCATATTCCAACAATTGAAGATTGGAAGAAGCTTAAACAAGCTGTGATGAAGTATGGCTTATATCATTCTTATAGACAAGCAATAGCTCCCACAGGAAGCATCTCGTATGTTCAATCCTCAACAGCTGGTGTCATGCCTATTATGGAGCGCATAGAGGAACGGACATACGGAAACTCCAAGACGTATTATCCGATGCCGGGGCTTAGCGCGAAGAACTGGTTCTTCTACAAGGAAGCGTACGACATGGATATGTTCAAAGTCGTCGATATGATCGCGACAATTCAGCAGCACGTCGATCAAGGCATTTCATTTACGTTGTTCTTAAAGGATACGATGACGACGCGCGATCTTAACCGAATTGACCTTTACGCGCATCACAAAGGAATCAAGACGCTGTACTACGCGCGAACAAAAGATACCGGGCAGGAAGGCTGCTTGTCGTGCGTGGTTTAAACAAAGAAGGGAGAGGCGGTTATGCTTACTTCGTTAGCAATCTGGTATTTAAGAAGACGAAAAAGGTCTGTTCTTATTGGTTTTGAGGCGGATGGCGGTCAAGTGAAATCACAAAGTAATAGAACGTTTGTATATGACAGTACTTTTCGGAACGTGATTTTTAAAGAAGCAGACGGCGAGGTTTTGATTTTACCTAAAGGAAAGTTCTCAATAAGAAGGAGGACGAATGATGCGGAAGGTTAAAATCGAGGGCTACGTGATTTACAACGAGGACGAATTAATTCACGGAACGTGTGTGACGCATGGAATCGATCATTGGTTATTCAACGAAGACTTTCCTCGCGAATGGTCTTTCAGCGCCGTATCAGATGAGGAAGTAGATTATGACGAGGAGGACGAATAGATGTCGCAACCATTGACGGATGAAGAAATCGCGGAATTACGGCGATATGAGCGATGGTGCTACGATACTATGAATCACGCTACAATCACGCCTAGAATATTAACGGCATTGCTAGACGGTTACAAGAAGGAGGACGAATAATTATATTGATTAAGATTCTTGAGTTATTTGGGGGAATTGGGGCACCGAGGAAAGCATTAGTTAACCTCGGTGTGGATCATAAAGCAATTGATTATGTAGAAATTGACGAAAAGGCAGTAAGGGCATATAACGCACTATATGACCATCGCTATAAGCCACAAAGCGTAGTGGGGTACGATTTGCGACCAGATGTTTTAGTGCATGGATCGCCTTGTCAAGATTTTAGTAGAGCTGGTCAAAGATTGGGAGGAAATGATGAAGATAAAACAAGATCTTCGCTCATGTGGGAAACGTTAAGGATTATTGAAAATATGGGGAATTGGAAACCAAAGTATGTTATTTGGGAAAATGTTAAAGGCGTACTTGATAAGGATATGATTCACAACTTTAACAAATATCTTTCGAAAATGAGAGATCTTGGATATACGAATTCATTTGAAGTTCTTAATGCTATGGATTTTGGTGTCCCTCAGCGAAGAGAACGAGTATTTACAATTTCTATATTGGGGAATAAGGCTTTTAACTTCAGTAAGCTAAATCGAAAAACAGCACAACACATCAAAGAGTTCTTAGAAGGTAATGTTACAGCTCCTCAGTATATGATTAATATTCCAAGTATGTTAAATCGTATAGAAGAGTTCAATCCAAACGCAGATGAGAAATATCGTTATTTAGATGTAATTGAGGACAGTTGCTGGACAATCAGCACTCGACAAGATAGATGTCCGAATGCGGGAATTATTCGGATAGGTGAATTAAAATATCGCTATTTAACTGAACGTGAGTGTTGGAGGCTGATGGGCTTTGATGATTCTGACTTTGAAGAGGTCTTAAAAGAGTATCCTACAAAACCAAATAAGCGCAATGCAACTTTATATAAACTAGCTGGCAATAGTATTGTTGTACAAGTTTTAGAGTCTATTTTTGAAGAGTTATTAAAAGAGGAACTTAAAACAGAAGTTGCTAATCAGTCATTAGAAACTATTTGAAGAATAAAATTGATCTGAAAAAGTGAGGCAAACATATGGCAGAAAACAATGCACCATATACAGCGGCCAACTGGTCGCAGCACGAAGACGGATTCACACAAATGTTTTATGAACAGAACGTTAAGCAGTTTTGGCTCCCGGAAGAGATTTCATTAAATGGAGATTTACTTACATGGAAACACCTCGGAGACAAAGAAAAAGATACATATATGAAAGTGTTGGCCGGGTTAACCTTACTGGACACAGAACAAGGGAATACTGGTATGCCAACAATTGCTGAGCATGTGGAAGGGCATCAGCGCAAAGCGGTGCTGAACTTCATGGCGATGATGGAAAATGCGGTTCACGCCAAGTCCTATTCAAACATTTTCATGACGCTTGCCCCGACAGAGAAGATAACGGAACTGTTCGAATGGGTGAAGACGAATCGCTACTTGCAGCGGAAAGCCGCAATCATTGGCGGACTGTATAACGCGATTGAGGCAGGCGATGACATTTCGTTATACAAGGCGATGGTTGCATCGGTTTATCTCGAAAGCTTCCTATTCTACAGCGGATTTTATTATCCGTTATATTTCTACGGTCAAGGAAAGCTGATGCAGTGCGGAGAAATTATCAACCTCATAATTCGGGACGAAGCGATTCACGGTGTTTATGTCGGTTTGCTTGCCCAGGAAATTTACAACAAGAAAGACGAAGGCACGCAGCATCGACTTGAAATGTTTGCGTTAAGCCTTATCGAAGAACTCTATCGCAACGAGATCGCCTACACTGAAGAACTGTATGATCAAGTCGGCCTCACACATGACGTTAAAAAATTCATTCGGTATAACGGAAACAAAGCGTTGTCCAATCTCGGATTCAATCCGTACTTTGAAGAAGAAGAGATCAATCCGATCGTGCTGAACGGGTTGAATACGAAAACGAAGTCACACGACTTCTTCTCAATGAAAGGAAACGGGTACAAAAAAGCAACCGTTGAACCTTTGAAGGACGACGATTTTTATTTTGAGGAGGTATCACTATAATGAAATTAATCAAATTAGAACAGCCATCATGCACCCCTTGCCAATTAGTCTCTAATTTTCTAAAAGAAAAAGGGATTGAATTTGAGGCGATTGATGTTACTGTACGGCCAGAAGTAGCAGCAGAGTATGGAGTGATGGGAGTCCCCGTCACTATCCTGCTCGATGAAAGGGGAAATGAAGTAAAACGCAGTATCGGTTTTAAGCCAGATGAGTTAGATGAATTAATTTTTAAAATCGAGAACTATAAATAAAATGGTAATTTTAATGTGAATTAAAAAGGGGGGATGGTATGAAAAATTATGACGAGATCTATGAATCATTTTGGAAAGGAATAGTGGAAAATGAAGATGGGACGCTCAACACTGAACAAGTAAAGAAAGAGCTGTTCGATTATCAAGCTCTTTTAGAAAATGCGTCTCAAGTTTATTCAGGCTTCACTCAATACTCAAAGCCTTTGACGGATTCTCAGTTTATCATCGATGAAATAAATGAAAAATACATACGTAAGGGTCTTCTGCTAGAGGACATTAAAGGAATGTCCGCGGAAGGGGTCATCTCAGTTAAAGAAATTGAAGAATTATTAAATTAAAAAGAAAAGGAGCTACTACATATGTCATTGCAAATCAAAATAAAATATGCAGACAAAACACAAACGCGCATTTCAAAAATTGAACAGGGAGACTGGATTGATCTGAGAGCTGCGGAGGATGTGTCTATTTTAAAGGATGAGTTTAAATTGATTCCCCTCGGAGTGGCGATGGTATTGCCTGAAGGGTATGAAGCTCATGTTGTTCCTCGTTCAAGCACATATAAAAACTTCGGTATCATTCAGACAAATTCAATGGGCGTGATTGATGAGTCATACAAAGGGGACAATGATTTCTGGTTCTTCCCGGCTTACGCGCTGCGAGATACTGAAATTAAAAAGAGAGATCGAATTTGCCAATTCAGAATTATGAAGAAGATGCCTGCAGTTGAATTGGTCGAGGTCGATCATTTAGGTAACGAAAACCGTGGAGGACATGGTTCAACAGGCACTAAGTAAATAAAGACCTTGGCTGTCTTCATGTGTACAAGTAGATGATGTAGAGTGCAGCCAAGGTTTACCTAAACTTTGCTGCTTTATTTATTAATTGTATAGCTTAGCTTCTGTGAATCGTAGTAAAACTGGTAAAGCTCTTCGTGATCCCAGCCGACATAATCCTTTTGTTTTGGATCGTAAGCTTGGATATCAAGAAAGTTTCCTCTATTCTTGTACCCGGTTGTTAAATTATTTACTTCTGTATAAATAATAACTTTTTTAAAAGGTGAACTTGAAGATATTACGTTCTTAATTGCTTCAATGATTTTGTTTATCCCAGTTTTGCTTGGTTGCAGAGTTTCTTTTAACACAGCAATAATTTCTTCTACACAATTAATTGCAGAAGTGCTGTTGTGATTCAAGGTATCATAAACATGAAGAATTTCTTTGTCAACTTCATATGTGTAATTGAAATTGCTTTTGTTTTCAAAGCCTACATCTTTAATTGATCCTTGAATAATTGGGTGTTGAGTTGTTTGCATAAATTTAACCACCTTTTGCAGAATTTATTGAACAATTTAATTTTATCAAATCTTTGAAAATATAGGTATTAATAACCTTTGGATTTTCAATAAAAGAAGACTTTTATCGTAATTGTTAAGGAGGTGCAAAATGAAGAAGATAGATGAAATAAAGCAACACTTAGAAAAAATTAATAAGCTAGAACAAACATTGGTTGTTTTTGAGGAGTCAGACGAATTACACCTTGACGTGCTTCATAAAATCCAGGGGGAATTTGATGAGATCAGTGATTTAGCTTTGAACGCTTTTCGAGAATTAACTGAAAAAATACGCAATGTAGGAAGCAAAACAATCAACACTAAAATTAAAGCTTTGCCCAATACAGTACAGAAAAGTGTCAAGGAGAATATGGATGAACTAATAAATGAATTAAAATGAGGTGAGTAATATAGTTAACACCGCGGATACAGTTTTAAAATCAAATTTATATAAAATACTGTCCGAAGGCAAATCGGATAAAGGGCAAAAGATTCGACCTAAGTGGTCTGATGATACGCCAGCTTATACATTAAAATGCTTTGGAGTGTTGAATGAATATGATTTACAGAAAGAATTCCCTATTGCTACTCTAAGGCCAACGGCTTTTAAATCAGGGTTAAAAGAAATTCTCTGGATATACCAAGATAAATCAAACGATGTTCAGTTGCTTGAAGAAAAATATGGAGTTAAATATTGGCGTAGCTGGGCTAATGAAGATGGCAATTTAGGGTTAGCTTATGGGAGACAGATGCAGTATAAGCACAAATACAAAGAAGGATACTTTAACCAGATTGACAGGTTGATTTGGGATCTGAAAAACAACCCATACAGCAGACGAATCATTACAAATTTGTATAATCATCAAGATCTTCATGGAATGACGTTATATCCATGCGCTTTCTTGACAATGTGGGATTATGGCGGAGAATTTTTAAACATGACCCTTGTCCAACGCTCGTCAGATTATCTTGTAGCAGGGAACATAAATGTAACTCAATATGCATTATTACAGCATATGATTGCACAAGTTTGTGGTTATAAGCCAGGGAAATTTCATCACTATATTAACAACTTACATATCTATGACCGACATATCGAACAAGCCAAAGAAATTATTAACCGCGAATCCTTGACAGCACCAAAGTTAGTAATAGATAATTCAATAAAGAATTTTTATGACTATAAACCTGAACACTTCATTCTTGAAGGGTATAGGCCACATAGCCAAATCAAACTTGAGGTAGCCTTATAAAGAATGTAAAAAACAATAGACAAACACAAATTAAAAGTATATAATCAGGGTGAGGTCGTTGCTCACCCTTTTTCTGTAGGATACATGGCAAAGGAGATGTTTCATTCATAAAACAAATTAAAAGTATTTTGAGGTGGTGAGAAATTGAGTTCTGAAGCGAGTGACTTACATAAGATTGAGCTGGAAGCAAAAAAAGTTGAATTAGAAAAAGAAAGTGAAACTCTTCAAGGGAAAATACTCGAAAAGGAACGTGACATACTACAACTCGAAACTGAACAGGATAAAGAACAGCTTGATTTATTGCTTGAAATGAGTGAAGTTCTTCAGCAAATTGAAAATAAGAAATGGGTTAGTGCAACAATAGCTTTTAAGATTATTAGAAGCAATCCAGGAAAATACTCTGATTTATTTGAAATGAAAGATGGTAAAGCCTACATAGTAAATAAAAGATTCAAAGAATTAGAGCACGAATTTTTCATAATAAAAGGTGAACTGAATGAAATTAAATGAAATAAACAAATTAAAAATATTTAATTGAGGATGCGAAGGATGACAGAGAAGAAAGATTACGAAAGAATGAAGAGCGAAATTGCAGACCTACGCTGTGCCGTTGCCGGATTGATTTGGGAAAACAAGCAGTTGAAGAACGCGTTAAAATTAATTGAATCGAAGTCAGAGCTTCCCGAAAAGCCAGTCGATTTAGTTCCGATTACTGAGCTGTTCGAAATAAATTTACACGCGAAGGAGGCACTAAAATGAGCGAAATTAAAAAGTATGTGCGGATTAAGAGGGCGTATAGTAAAGGTGTCTGGTATGCAAACCAGATCGGGAGCGTCTTTCCTTCACTGGGAACATGGGAGAATGCATATAAAGTCAATAGTCCAGACAGGGCGTTGTATATTCGTCAAGAAGACGCCGAACTTATCGTCACAGAAAAGCGTCCGGCCAAAGTTGGCGAGCGTGTGTTGATTACGAATAAATACGGAACTTCCGGTGAGTACAAAAACGGGGATATTTTAACCGCAGACCTGTGTATAGGGTATACAATCACGACGAAGGAAGTTGATCTGACGTTTATTTTTCATAGTGAATACGAAGTCATCGTCAATAACGAAGTTAAAAACGAGGGGGCTGACGAAATGGAAAATAAACTACTAATCGAAAATGCTAAAACAGTTTTTGAAAAGAAGGGCGATAAATACTTCGGCTATAAATCTCGTCTAGGCGATATTGTTATAGGTGGAAATTATTCTTATGCATTCGTAGTTCATTACGCAAAAACAAATGAGGATGTTGTTATTATTCCGGGCGATGTTAATGCAGTCACAACACCAGTTTGCACAACAGAAGAAGAACGTCTGTGGAAGCCAGAAAAGACCGCCGGGATGAAATCGTTGTGCAGGCGAAGGCGGATATCAATGCGTTAAAAAATTATAATTTCTACGAAGTGTCTGACGCTGATGATCTCTATAATCCCTATATTTGTACTGCGGAGTTTATCGTAAACAACCAAAAACGAACTGTTGTAGTATTATTGAGTGGTGCTAATTCGAGTAAAGTCTACGCAAGAGGAATCGCCAAGACCGCACCGGACGACTGCTTCAACGAACATATCGGAAAGGCTATCGCTCTCCACCGCGCACTTGGACTCGAAGTACCTGACGAATATCTTAACGCACCGCAACCGACTGAGGTTCGTGTGGGGGATGTTGTGAAGCACACTGTCACTTCAGAAATTGCGACGGTTATTGAAGATGATAGTTGGCCACCGTTAACAGGCGCTTATGTTTATCAGAGGGATGTTGAATCATCGCGTCGATATGCCCGCATTATTGACGACAGCCGGACGGAGGCGATTTAGATCAGTTTTTAGGAGCTGACATCTATCTACTGACACAATTGATTCTGTATGAAATCTGTATTTTATTTAGATGAATAGGAGCAGCTTAAGCCACTCCTGAAAATTAATGAAATTGCCCGCCCATTTGCTGTTGAGCCATTTGGACAAGACGTTTAGTTATTTCTCCTCCAATTGAACCATTTGCTCTTGAAGTAGTCTCTGCACCTAATTGAACACCAAACTCTTGAGCTATTTCAAGCTTCATTTGTTCAATAGCTACCTGAGCATTTGGAATAAGTAATTCATTATTATTGTTATTACGTGCCATGCTAATCATCTCCTATTGAGGTTAATGGTAATACATACTGTTATTATTTGAATTTGAAACTGTTTTATTCATTATTTATGAAAGGAGGAGTTATATATTGAGTCAATTTCATTTATTCAAATACCCGGTGACATCTAAAGAAGGGAATGAATATGCCGTCAGTGTCTATGATGAAAGATACTCTTCAAACGCTGTAAGAGTATCACTATATAAAAAGACGCAAGGATTTTTTAGAAATGAAAAATTCAAGTGTCTTACAGGAAGCGGAAATTGGGCTCCCTGTTATGACGAAAAGGAATGGAAATACGATTATATTGCGATGGCAATAAACGAGGTAATTAGATACGAGAATTCAATCAAAGAAAAAATCGAACATGAAAATAAGCGAAAAGTAGCCTTTAAGATGTTTGAGAAGTGGAGTGGAAAAGAGGGATCTTCTTGAGGTATGGGAGTTAAAAATAATTTATGAAGAGAGGAATGGGGATGTTTAAATATCACACACGACACGGAATTGTGTCAATCCAAATTGGTAAGCAAAATTTTGAAAACATGACAGTCGACGTGAACGAAGAAGATGGGAATAAATTGACTTGCGATATGTTTCACGAAGATGATGGTGATATTGGATTTGTATACAAAAATGAAACGATTTATTTTCATCACACTATATAAAATGTTGATTTCATTTAGAAAGGTGGAAAAGTATTGACCGTTACAGCTTGGATTTTGTTGATTATGTTTGGTTTATTCGCCTTATCAGATTTGAACTTAACTGAAGATGAAACAAAGCATATCAAGTTCTTCATAATAATGAAATTTGTTTCTGTCTTTATAGCTGCTATAGCTGCAGGCGTGATTTGGGGAGGGCTATTTCAATGAGATTAATAAGGAGAATGATCGATAATCTGCTTAATTCAAAATAAGACGGGAGTGGTGGAATGATTCTCAAATGGATAGAAAATAAGGAGAAGAATAAGTTGATGGATGAGTTAAGTACTTTCATCGACAATTTGATTGGTGAAAGAGATTCATTTGCAGAAAAGCTGAGGAACTTCAAAAAAGATGAAGAAATCTCTAAATTGTTAAAAGAAAACGAGAATCTTAGAATTAACAGCCTTCATACATTATCTGAAAAAGAAAGGGAGGAAGCGGATGCTTTTAGGGAAGAACATTGGAAAAAATGTAAAGGTAACACATCTTTTCTTTTAACAGGTGCAAGTATTGGTACAAGAGTAGAGGTGATTTGCTCAAAATGTAAAACCCAAAAAGACATCACAGACATTAGTGTGTGGTAAAGAATAATTTATTTCGAGGTGAATAAAATGGCGAAAGTTTATAAAGCAGAATTTTATATTACAGATATGTCTAATGAATTTTACAGTGTTGATGATCTTAAAGAAAAAATTGAAGAATCGCCAACATTCAGGTGGTCACTTGTTCATGTTTCAGATGTTAAAGAATCCGAAGAATTTGAGTGGGGTAATGATTTGAAAATTAACAATATTGCGGCTGCAACAGAGGATTATGAAGAGTATTTTAAGAAGAAATAAAATCGGTCTTTCAAAAGATAATTAAAAGGAGTATAAGTGATGGATGTAATTGATGATTTTAAAGGTAAGTATTATTTCTTAAGCAATTTCTATTCAGCACCAGTAATGTACCAAGGAATCACATATCAAAATAATGAAGCAGCTTTTCAAGCAATGAAAGTGACAGACAAATCAATTCACTTGGAGTTTTCAGATTTGCCTCCTAATCTAGCAAAAAGGAAAGGGCGTAGAGTTAAACTGAGGCCGGATTGGGAAGAAGTCAAAGAAACGTTTATGTATGAGATCGTGAAAGCTAAATTTGAACAAAATGATCAACTCAAGAATCGGCTTTTACAAACAGGGGAATCAATTTTAATTGAAGGAAACACTTGGGGAGACAGAGATTGGGGAGTTTGTAACGGGATTGGAGAAAACAAGCTTGGAAAAATTCTAATGAGAGTCCGAAATGAACTAAAGGAGGTTTCACTTGGAGGAAAGCAATCAACTTGAATCGCTTTTAAGCAAGATTCAGAGAAAACTAGATACCGTGAAAGAAGCTATAGCGGACAATGATTATCCAAGAGCCAACAGAAACCTAATTAACCTTGCAAATGACAATGAGGAGCTAATGTATCAATGTAGGTTGGCCATGAAAAAGAATGGACTAAACAAAAAGACGAATTAAAAGAACTTAATCGGAGAGTGATTAATTGGCAGCAACCAATGAAGGGAAAGTATTTGAAGCGAATGTTGAAAAATCAGCAAAAGATCAGAGTATATTCTTTTACAGAATTAAAGATGTTAATCCAATGTTTTTAAAGAGAGGGACTGCAGTATCCAAAAATAAATACGATTGTTTCATTCATTATAAAGGGTACTTGTTCCCTGTTGAGATGAAGTCGACAAAGAATAAGTCATTCTCGTTCAGCGAGAAAATTATAAAGCCTCAGCAAATCAAATATCTTACTGAAGCAGCCAAATACCCATACATAATCCCTGGTTTTTTGTTTCAATTCAGGGAACCAGAAAATAAAGTGTATTTCGTACACATTGATGAATTCCTTACATATAAACATATAGCTGAAAATCAGTTAGAACATACATACGAGAATAAAGTTAATAAATCAAGTATTCCGATCAACATCTGTGAAGAGATTGGAACTGAAGTCAGATGGATGAAGAAGAAAGTCAATTATACATATTACTTAAACAAGCTCTGTGATGAGCTTATAAAACAGCATGGTAATAAGACAAGTTTCGAATCACATACCCTTTTGAAAAGGGGTGGTGGTGCTTATTGAAATATGTTCCTGGAGTAAGATATGAACTCGAAAGAGAAAGCAGTCCAAATTGCATTTTAAGTTTCAAAAATGAGCCTAATTACGATCTTATGGCAGAGGCTTTTATAAATTTATATTATAGACTTAAACTAAAAGGAACAGTGGATTGATCCATTGTTCCTTTATAAATTAGAAGGCTTAACAATCTTCAGCTTTACTAAGGTGTAATGGTGGCGGGATCAACCATCCTTTTTCTTTATTAAGACGAAGAACCTTTGCTCCAAGTGCTGCTTTTTGAACATGAAATTGCCCGAACATCATAGCTATATCTTCTCGAATTGATTGCCCCATAATCTGACTACATGAAACTAATCCTGCAGCGATGTCTTTAGACAAAGAAGCAGATATTTCTGGGTCTTGAAAACGAGCCCCCGTTGGAATATCATCTAAACATGCTTTAGGCCGTTCAGGAGGAGTTGGCTGTAAACCGATACCATTTTGTTTTAATAGAGCTTCAATTTGTTTAATTTCTTGCTGTCCTCCCTGTATGGCTTCTTCAAGTAATTTTTGCAAGTCTCCATCACCAGCATGATACAACTGTGTTTGATAACTCGCAACCATTCCTTTAGCAGTTGTAAGAAATGACCATGCACCAAAAACTTCACCATAATGCATCGGTTCATCAGTTGGATTTCCACTTAAAATACCCATAAAAACACTCCTTATCGTTTCAAAATTCATTAAAGTTTCTCCTTGCTGTCTATGCTACAAAGTAATTATCTGCTGAATAAGCAATTCTTATTTCTTATGTTGTTCAAATAGCGATCTACACATGAAATAAAAAACACTGTCCC